AAAGAGAAAAAAAGCGAAGGATAAAACCCGACAAGCTATGCGGTCAGCCACAGGTGGGGTTGATAAACTAAAACAATCAGTATTCAATTTAAAAAATGCTTTAATCGGAATAGGTGCAGGGGTTACACTAAAGTCCTTTGTTGATGTAGGTCGGCAAGTTGAATCATTACAAATCAGACTAAAATTTTTATTTGGTAGCGTGGAAGAAGGTGCAAAAGCATTTGATGTAATGTCAAAGTTCGCATCGAAAGTACCTTTTAGCCTAGAGCAAATACAAGCAGGTGCAGGTAATCTAGCTGTGGTCGCAAAAGACTCAAAAGAGTTAGCGAGGATTCTAGAAATAACAGGCAATGTCGCTAGTGTTACAGGACTAGACTTTCAAACCACTGCGGAGCAGATTCAGCGTTCATTTTCAGCAGGTGTCGCTAGTGCGGATATATTCAGAGAAAGAGGTGTCAGAGATTTATTAGGATTCAAGGCAGGTGCTACAGTCACCGCAGAAGAAACAGCCGAAGCGTTTGAAAGAGTGTTTGGAAAAGGGGGAAGGTTTGCAGGTGCAACAGATGACCTAGCAAATACGCTTACTGGTACTTTATCAATGCTTGGTGATAAATTATTCAACTTTCAAAAGGTGGTTGCAGAACAATTTCTTATAGGACTCAAACAAGAGTTTGGTGCTTTAGATAAAGCATTAGAGGATAATGAAGAAACAATAAACAAAGTCGCTAGGGCAATAGGAAAGGGTTTATCTGATGCAGTTATTTTAGCAGGGAAAGCCGTTACATTCATTTCAGATAACTTTCAGATATTCAAAGCTTTAGGAATGGCTCTTGTGGTTGCAAAAATTTCAAGTGCATTTTTAGGTTTAGCACGTTCTTTGAGTTTAGCAGGAGTCGGTATGCTGAAACTTAACCGAATCTCAAAAGGCACGGGTTTAGTTGCAATTCTTGCGTTGGGTGTTGGTGCTTTAGAAGCTACAGGAAAGTTAGAAAAATTGTTTAAAGTATTTCAAAAAGACAAAACGTTAGAGGACTTTAAATCAGATGTGGAAGCTTTAACATCACAACTAGCGACATTCACGGATAATGGTGCGGATGGGTTTGATGCGGTTAGAGAGTCTTACGAAAAATTGAGAGATGAACTTAGAGGAAGGATTACCGCTTTTGACAATAGTTTTGACAAAGTAACAAATCCTTTCGAATCGCACAAAACATTTGAAGCAACAAAACAATTGAGAGAATTAGAAAAAGTATTGTTTGATTTAGACACGGCTTATATGAACGTGCCTTTAGAAACTATCGAAGTAGGTATGGATAAAGTTACTAAATCCACAAAAAAACAAGGAGATGCAGTTAAGGAACTAACAGGTGTTTATGAAAACTTTGAAAAAGGTTTTATGGACGCTTTTTCAACACAAAAAGATATGTTTAAAGAAATACAAGATATAGGTAAAGCAACATTTGAAGGATTGAAACAATCACTTACCGATTTTGTTATGACAGGTAAACTTAGTTTTCAAGATTTATCTACTTTTATTGTAAGAAAAACAGTTGAAATGTTAATTGGACAAGCGATTCAAAGTGCTTTTGATAAAGGAATGGCACTTTTCAAAGCAGATTCAATCAAGAAAGCCATGATAAGTTTATATGAGGGTGCTATGAAAACTTTCGCATCAATACCCTTTCCATTCAATATTGCAGTTGTAGGTGGTGCTTTAGCTTTTGGTGCAGGTATAGTAAACAAAATAAGAGGGTTTGAAAGAGGTGGTAGACCGCCAGTGGGTCAACCAAGTATTGTAGGGGAAAAAGGTGCAGAACTCTTTGTTCCAGACCAAGCAGGAACAGTTGTACCAAATGACAAACTAGGAATGAATAAAAATGTAACTGTCAATTTCAATATCAATACTGTAGATGCTAGGGGTTTCAATGAATTGTTAGTGAATAGCAGGGGTGTTATAATCAACCTTATCAACAGTGCTATGAACGAAAAGGGTAGAATGGCAGTAATATGAGTGGAGCATTACCAAAAACCAATTTTACCGCAATCAATATCAAGAGCAATCAAAAAACTCTTTTAAGTCAAACCGATAGCGGAAAGACATTTAGAAGACAAGTGCAAGGTCAACGATTTAGTTTTACTCTTTCATATCCTCCCATGACTAGATCAGACTTTGCACCTGTGATGGCTTTTATTATGAAGCAGAGAAACAGGAAAGAAAATTTTACAGTAAGCTTCCCAAGCTATTTAAACGCACAAGGAAACGAAACAGGTACTTTGTTAGTAAATGGGTCACATTCTGTAGCCGATACCACAATAGCTATTGATGGCTTTGCAGGTGATGGTGCAGGTAGATTAAAAGCAGGTGATTTTATTAAGTTTGCTCACGACAAAGTTTATATGATTGTAGAAGATGTAACAAGTTCAAGTAATGCGTCAACAGTCACAATAGAGCCACCATTAAGAGAAGCCTTAACAGATAATAGTTCTGTAACTTATGATTCAGTACCTTTTAACGTTCATTTGAGAAGCGATATTCAAGAGTTTTCCACAGGGCAAAATGATAGCAATGGTAATTTAATTTTTAATTATGAGTTTGATGTAATAGAGAGTTTATAGATGGCTAGAGGTTTAACAAGTGCGGTAAAAACAGAACTAGCCACAGGAAATATCGAACCAGTTCTACTAATAGAATTAGGGTTTGCTACTCCAGTATATTTTACAAATGCAAGTTTTGATATTACGTCAAGTGTTTCTGGAACATCACGAACATATCTTGCAAATGGTCACTTTCGAGGAATAACCGCAGTAAGTGAAACCGCAACACCTTCAAAAAACAGCCTTATAGTTTCTTTGTCTGGTGTCGATCAAACTTATATTGCAGTAGTTCTTAATGAAAACATAATAAACGATAATGTCTTTATTTACAGGGGTTTTTTAGATGCAAATCTAGCATTGATAGCAGACCCTTTTCTTTTGTTTTACGGAACGATAGATGAATTTAAGATAACCGATAACACAACAACAGCCACATTGAGTTTTTCAGTTACGTCACATTGGGGGAACTTCTCAAAGAAAAGCGGTAGAACAACATCCGATAATTCACAAAAAAGGTTTTTTTCTAATGACAAGGGTATGGAATATTCAGCACTAAATTTAGTAGACATTAAATGGGGTAGAGAATGAGTAGTGTGCATTTATATCAAGCAGAAAAAAAAGATTTTGATATGATTTATGAAATGCTCATGGAGTTCAAAGAAGGAGAGTTATTTGATAAAAAGCTTCCAGAAGTTGACAAGCCAAAGCTTACATTATTCATCAACACAATTTTAGAAAAGGGTAGAGTAATTTTTGCTAAAGACTTAGATAAAGAAGAACTGATGGGTTTATGTATGTTTCACAAGGCTGAATATTGGTTTAGCAAAGAGAAGATAATGAATATTCATGTATTGTATGTCAGAAAGCAATTTAGAACCTATAACTTAGTAAAAACCATAGTAAATTCTGTAAAGAATGTATCGGAAGGGTTGCCGATGTTATTATCGGTTAGCACAGGTCTACACAAAGACCCAGTATTTGAACGATTAGGATTTGAAAACATGGGTAGTAACTGGAGAATGTTTTAAATGTGTGGTTTTGTTGAAGACGTTTTTGATTTTGTTGGCGATGTAATAACTGAAACAGTTGATTTTGTCGGTGACGTTGTAACAGGTGTAGTTGATGTAGTCGTAGACGTTGTTGATGAGGTTATTAGTTGGGTAGCACCACAGCCAGAAATTCCAGAATTTACGGAAGAGTTTGAGGAACAAGTAGCAAGAGGAATATTAGTTAATAAATTCACTGCTAATTCAAGTATTCCTGTGGTGTACGGAACACGAAAAGTAGGTGGAAATGTTGTCTTTGTAGAAACATCTGGCACAGATAATCAATATTTATATATGGCGGTAGTTCTAAGTGAAGGCGAAATAAACAGCGTTGAAACCTTATTTGTAAACAATCATCAAGTTACTTTGTCGGGTTCACTAACCGATGGCACACAAAGAACAGTCACAAGTGCGGATGCTAATTTCTTTGATACCGAAAACACTAATAGTTTAATTACAGTACAGGCACATTTAGGAACAGACACACAAACGTCTTCAGCACTATTAGGCGAAGTAAGTTCATGGACTTCAAACCACCGATTACAGGGGTTAGCATATTTAGCTCTAAGATTTGAATGGAACGCAGAAAAATTTGGTGCATTGCCAAGAGTTCAAGCGATTGTCAAAGGTCGTAAGGTTTATAACCCTAATTTAGATGGAACAGTTACAGGCGGTAGCGGTAGCCATAGAGCAGACACAAGCACAACATGGGAATATTCCGACAATCCAATATTACAGCTACTAGACTATCTTAGAAACGATCGATTCGGCATGGGGATAACAAACAGCTATTTTGATAGTAACTTTGCGGATTGGCAAACAGCCACCGATGTTTGTGATGCGGATATTACCCCTGTTAGCGGTGCAAGTGCTATTGACCTTTTAGATAGTCATATAGTGGTCGATACATCTAGAAAAGCTATAAATAACGTTAAAGAATTTGTAAAAGGCTCACGCTCTTATCTTAATTTCTCTAGTGGTAAATATAATATCCTAGTGGAAAGCACAGGTTCAGCATCAATTACACTCACAGAAGATAACATAATAGGCGGTATCAGTATTCAGAGTAAAAACAAAAACTCAAGATATAACAGGGTTATTGTTACTTTTGTAAACCCCGATAAAAACTATCAGACCGACACAGTGCAGTTTCCCCCAGTAGATGAAACAGGTTTAGATTCGGCAGACCAACACGCAACTATGAAAACAGAAGATGGTGAGTTACTTTTAGAGGGTCGATTTGATTACACAATGATAACAAATGCCCATCAAGCACAAGAAATGGCAGAAATCATTCTAAGACGTTCACGATCTAGTTTAGATATCTCTTTAAGAGCAGATGGCACAGCGTTAGACTTAGCGGTAGGGGATATCGTAAACGTTACCCATGCAACCCCCGCTTTCTCTGCAAAACCCTTTAGAGTACAAAGAGTATCAGTAAATGCCGATCATACAGTAAGCATACAATGTTCGGAGCATCAAGATAGCTTTTATACATTCGGCACACAACAAGCATTGCCAACAATACCCGACACAACACTACCAAACCCTTTCTTTGTTCAAG